AAATCATAGCGGAATTGGTGTAAGTGGGAACACAGCATCCTTCCAAGTTGCAGTAGCCGGTTCGATTTCCGGCATTCCGCTCCAGAATATAGTTGCAGGGTTCGACACCCGGTGGAGTGCTTAACCGCATTCGGCGCAGGTGCCAACTATACCTTCTCTACTACCTTAGAGATTGTTAGCCTTACGGTTGACGAGGCTTCTACGAGAAGCTAAGAGCACGGCGGAATTCCGTGCCACATGAATATAAAGGAGAGACTATGAGTGATGATACAAAAACATTTTACGCCGATGCAGGCAAGGGCGATAGGCCACGAGGTACAGGTTGGAAGAACTATTACGATAACTTCGATGCAATCTTCGGTAAGAAAGATGAGTCGGTGAAAGAAGAAGCTGGTTGCAACACTGAAGTCGAGATAAAAGATGAGTAATCTATATGGCATTAAGATGGTGTTGCCGACAAGATCCAAGAACAAGCTATCTACTGGTTCAGGTACAAAATTCTATATCGTAGATGAAGCTGGCGAAGCAACTCCTATCGAGCTAAAAAGTATCTCGGCTTTCTCCCTGCCAGAGACAGGTGCCGACAACATTCTTAGCGTAACTATTACTCTTCCACTGCTGGACGTTGGTTATGACATAGCAACAACCGCAGAAGAAATTCGTAAAAAGTTGGCGGAACTGAGTAAGTAATCTGGTTGTAGCACTACTGTCGGACGGTCAAGAAGCCAACGTGGGCTGACAGTCATAGGGTATGACAACCCTATAATACACGTAATAATTTGCTCAAGGGACTAGCTCCGACGAGCATACCCCGCTTAGGCGGGTTAGTGGAGAGGGTGGCTCTAAGGTCACTAAAGCTCGCAGGCATGGTTGAGTGGCGCTGCGACACCGAATATTGGGAGGCTGCACGGCAGGAATGCTGTGTGGCTTTTTGTTGTTTCAGTTTTGTGGCGAACGGACTAGCTATCCTCTCTAGCTCTACACAGCTAGATAGTCACTTTTATTAACTCGTGTAGGAGTGTTAGATGACAAGTATTATTTTGGGCAGTGTGTTTGGTAATCTCACTGTGGTTGAGAAAACCGATGAGAGAAAGTCCAACGAAATTGTTTGGAAGTGTGTCTGCAAATGTGGTAACGGTAAGATGGTTAAAACTTCCCATCTTAAGAATGGCAGTGTTAAATCTTGTGGATGTCTTTTGCACGTTAGAGGTAGGGGCCGTCTGACTACAGAACAATTTATTGCCAAGGCAAACGAAATCCACGGGGCAGGTAAGTATATCTACGATGGAGTGTCGTACACTGGAAGTCAAGATATGGTGACAATTGGGTGCCAAGAGCACGGCGATTTTGAGCAAATTGCAGCAATTCACCTAGCTGGCTCCGGTTGCCAAAAGTGCGCTGGTGTGCGTATGGGTGCGAAACATACAATCTCTAAACCGGAGTTTCTTGAAAAAGCCAGAGAACGTCATGGGGATAAATATGATTATCGTTTGATGAGCTATTCAAAATGTACCGAATATCTTACGATTCGTTGTACTATCCACGACCATATTTTTGAACAAAAAGGTAGTTACCACCTGTTAGGTAATGAAGGTTGCAGTAAGTGCCGAGGTAAAATTTATAACAAGGAGGACTTTATTAAAAAGTCCAACGAGATTCATGGCGAAGGTTCTTACGACTATTCTAAAGTTGAATATGCTGGAAGTAAGAAAAAGGTCACACTTATCTGTGCAGAAGGCCATGAGTTTCAACAAACACCTCATAATCATACAGCGGGAAAGCATGGTTGTCCTACTTGTGGGGCTTGTGGTTTCGACCCAGCCAAAGAGTCTTTCTTCTACATCCTTAGTTCCGGCAACCTTACTAAGATTGGTATCACGAATAGGTCTGCTAAAACTCGCATTTCTACTATTAATAAATCTTCTGGGCTAGATTTTAAGATTGTTGCCGAGTATCCACTGGAGGGCAAGTTTTGCAACAAACTTGAGACAGAATTATTGAGGCTGTTCAAGAAAACTTACAAAAACCCAAACGAAAGGTTTGACGGCTTCTCAGAAACATTTGTAGACCTAGACGCTGAAGAAGTTGTCGATATGGTTGAATGTCTCATATAAGGAGCAAAATTGGCAAAAGAAAAAATTAAGATTGGTCCCGATTCGGAGGTGCAACGCACCTTCTTGAATTGCCAATCAAACCTAATCATCTACGGCGGAGGTGCAGGCTGCGGCAAGTCCCACCAAGCGCTTTTGAAGGTGCTTATGTATAAAGACGATCCGAACTTCAGGGGAGTCTTTATCCGCGAGACTAATACTCAGCTTACACAGAGTGGCGGACTTTGGCAAGAAGCGCAGGCACTTTGGCGGCAGTTCGGGGCCACGTTCAAGCAGGCGCCGGGGCTTTGTGCCACGTTCCCTAGTGGCGCGATGGTGCAGTTCAAAGTTATGGGCGCGGACAGAGATATCTCCAACTATGACGGCGGACAGTACTCTCTCGTAATTTTTGACGAGGCGCAGAACCATACTGAAACACAAATTCGTTATCTAGAATCTCGTATCCGATCTCGCGCCAAAGGACCGCATCAACTTGTTCTTACATGCAATCCAAAGTCCAACCATGAATATCTTCTTAAGTTGGTGTGGCCTTATCTCGATCCAGACACAGGGTGTCCAAGAGACGAGATGTTTGCCAAAGAGAGGTACTACGGGGCATACAACGGGCAAATTGTTGTTGGCGCTACAAAAGAAGAGCTTGAGCAACAATATCCAGGCATTACAGCACTCACCTACACCTTTGTCGCGGCCAACATTTATTCAAATCCGCGAATGCGTATTTTGAATCCTGCTTATATCTCCCGTCTTGAGAATCTAAAGAGGGTTGAGCGTGAAAGGCTCCTCTTGGGTTCGTGGACAGCCAAAGAAAGTTCAGCAGGTTATTTTAAGAGGGAGTGGGTCGAAATGATCGACAAAGCCCCTAGAAATACCGTTGCTCGCGCACGTGGAATGGACCTAGCAAGCACTCTGGCTTCAGAAAGCAATCCAAATCCTGACTGGACGGCCACCGTTCGTGCCTCAAAAACAAAAGACGGCTACTATGTTATTGAACATGTTGAGAGGTATAGAAAGCTCACAAACGGCGTTCTAGAAGAAATTGTCAAGTGCGACAAGAAAGATAAGGACGAAGGGTTTAACATTCCTGTATACATTCCAAAAGATCCAGGGGCTTCAGGTGCCGCCGCTGCGCAGTTTTTTACCCGTTACCTAGTTGAAAACGGAGTTGATGCTAGGCAAGAACAAATGTCTGGGCATTCTGGTAAGTTAGCAAGGATGCAAGCATTCCTGTCCTTAGCAGAAGCTGGGTTGGTAAAAGTTGTAAAAGCGGATTGGAATGATTTTTTCTTCAACGAATTGGAAGATTATGTGGATGGTAACAGAAATCAAAAGGACGATTGCTGGGATGCTTGCGGTTCTTGCATCCGTGCACTGCTGAAAAATCAAACAATGCCAGCCTTCTCCCTTCCAATCAACACCCAACCCTCACCAATCCCCTCTCTATAATAACACAATAAAACGGATAATGTGCATAAAGTTGACAAGAATGTTACCTCATGTTATTATCCGTTTCAGTAAATAAAAAGGAGCACAAATGGCAGCTAGAAAGCCAAAAGACAATTCGGCTGCTGCTTTGGCGGCTGACGACGGCATGCCCGTTCCAAGAATTTCACTCGGCGAAAGCGGTTTTGTAGGTTTGCGCACAATCTGGGGTCGAGTAATCGATGATCCACAACGCGCCTTCCACCATCCAAATTTCATTCGCACCGTCAGAGAGATGATGAACGACGCAGTGATTGCGTCAGCATTTAATACATACAGGATGCTTCTCTCCCGTGTGAAATGGACAGTTCAGCCCCCAATTGACGCCACAGAACAAGATAAGGAGCGTGCTAAGTTCATTCAGTCCTGCATGGACGACATGGAGCATAGCTGGCCTGCATTTCTTTCGGATGTTATCACTTACCTTTCGTATGGCTTTGCTGTAGAAGAGAAAGTGTATCGCCGCCGCCTGTACAAGAATGGTTCCAAGTTTAATGATGGCCTTGTAGGCCTGCGTAAGCTTTCTCCTCGTGGACAAGATACTATCGTCCGCTGGACGTTCTCTGAAGACGGACGTGAACTGCTCGGTTGTGAACAATCCATCTACAACCTAGAGCATGGCGCAATGTTTATGGACCAAGCCAATGAACACGGACTGATTCCTATTAAGCGTGAAAAGTTTCTCCTGTTTGCAGCCGACCCTACCAAGGGCGACCCAACAGGCAACTCCATTCTGAAGGGCGCATACAAGGCGTGGAAGCAGCTTGACATGCTGCGCGATCAAGAATTGCTCGGCATCGCCAAAGAAGCTAATGGACTTCCGCTGATTAAGCTTCCTCCAGAGTTTATGGCAGCAGATGCGCCAGATGATATGAAGCTTGTCTATCAGGCTTGCCAAAAGCTGCTGGACACAATTCAAGCTGGAACGAATAAGGGTATCATCTTCCCACGTCGCCTTGATGAAAAAGGCAACGATATGTTTGATCTGAGCCTTCTGGAGAAGAAGGGCATCAACGGTGCAAACATCGACCAAGTGATTAAGCGCTATCACGATGAGATTTACGCTGCATTGGGTGTGGATATCCTGAAAGATGTAACTGAGCTTGGCTCGTTCTCTTTGGCAGATTCTAACACCAATCTCGTTTCTTTGGCAATGAGCCATCGCCTCAACGAGATTGCAGACGT